AGCAGATATTATTCACCATACCCCCGGTGAGGCTATCGAGAATGATTTCAAGAACAACGACGGGACTCAGCCCGCCGATGTGCGTAAGACGGAGGCCATGTTTTATTATAAACTTGGAGCTCCAGAATGGTTTGTTAGGGAATTCGCCGCCAATACCAGTGTACGAGTGTTCACTCGGTATGGCGTCAAGGGCAAGGTTAAGGGTCAGAGATGGTCGGGGGAAGTAACCACCACCTCTGGTAACGGCTACGTTAACGCATGCGTTAGCCTTGCATCTGTAGAGCTTTCGGGCGTGGATTCGAGCACCATTCTTGTGTACGGGGATGATAATTTGACGTACACTGTGAGGAAGCGTGAGACATTGCCAGAGTCTTTCGCCACAGTGTCAGAAAGTTTGGGTATGAAGAGCGAAGTTAAGATAGTGGAGAAACGCGAACAGGCCTCGTTTCTTCGCAAACGCTTCGTACCCAGCGTAAAACGAACTTTCCCCGTTCCGTCGTTTGGCCGCGTGGTGAGCAAATTGCCCGTTAGAGCAAACTTTAACGCTGCAATACCTGACAATGATTATATGGCGGGCAAGGTGCTGTCTGCCGCATATGAACATCGCCACATTGGACCTTTACGCACTCTCTTATTGGACACAGCTGAGCAACTGTCGTCGAACCCATACATGGATATGAGGAATCAGGCGATGGCATACAAGTACACTCCAGCGGAACTAAAGGAATTGACTTCTAATGCTGAATTGGTTGATACGGACATGTTTGGGAGTTTCCTACAGAAGGTTTACGGCCTGTGGGAAACCGATCTCATTGAAGTTTATACTTCGGTTTGCGATGGTATCCTAGGGTACCAACGTGTTAATGGCAACCGGGGTAACCGTAGCAAGCGCGACAGTCCCGTGCTGGCCCCGAAGATACCACGGGCCTTGTGGGACACGAAATTCGAGTCAATAGTTCAAGTTGACGTTTCTCTGTAGTCGTGCGCGTAGCACGTCCGGGGTTTTTGTCGTTCCCCGTTAACAAATGTTAC